TCGCGGCCCAGGCCTTGCGCCAGGGGGCGCACGGTCATGTCATCCAGGACTTGGCGCAGCTCGCCGCCATCGATCACATACAGGCGGGCCTCATCCTTGGTGGCGTAGATGCCAGTCGGTGCGCCAGCCTGGGCCAGCGCATATCCGGCACGCCGCTTCACCCCGCCCGACTCCGTCACATCGACGTTGTCGGCACGGGTGAACCACGACAGGCCGAGCCGCAGCGGGTCGGTGACGTTGTTCAAGCCTCGGAAGGAGCGGATTGCAGCCATGCCGAGGACTTTGGCAAGGCATGCTGTCCGAGTCACACCCTGCCCGGAGCGTCACCCCACGGTCGCAGCCATCTCCCGCATTTGCTGACGCAGAGCCTTGGGCGATGTGTCCGCGATCCGATCCGTGCGATCCTTGTTCATCTCGCGCACGCGCTTCATCACGTCGGGGATCTTGACCACGATGGGCTGCTCGGGGTTGTTCTTGTTCCAGTCGGCCAGCCGGTCGCGCACGCGCTGCAGGCCGGCTTCATCCTTCTCGAAGACAGCCTGGGCCCATTGCGCCTTTATGTCCGAAGAGGTCTGGGTATAGAAACTCTTGGACCGCTGCATGAAGCTGTTCGCCTCCTGGACCTCGGCAACGCTCTTGGGCTGGAAGCCGATGGCCTTGGCAGCCGCTTCGGCAAGCGTGGTTTCGATCACCTTGTAGCCCTTTTGGTCGCGGTACATGCCGGTGGCCGCCATGTCGGCGCCCTTGGCCAGATTGCGCACCGCCGTGGGCGACACCTCCAGGGCCGCGCCTGCAATATCCCCCGTCAGCACCTTGCGGCCGGCAGTGAAGCCGCGCGCGACCAGATCGCCGGCAGGGCCGACCACTTCCAGCAGGTCGCGCTCGCGGCTCTGTTTGGTCAGGAACAGTCCAGTGCCGGGAATCAGGTTGCCCATGCCCAGGCGCCCGGACACGTCGATGGGCGCGCCCGGCAGGCCCGACAGGCCCTGCTCCATGAACTCGCCCAGTTCCTTGCCCACGATCCCCGCCAGCGCCTGCTTGCGCCATTGCTTGCTGCTGATGTTGTAGCCCATCAGCTGGCCCGCGCCGTCAATCAGGTCCTCCACATCCTCGGCGAAGGGCACGCCGCCGGCACCGCCCATCAGCAGCAGCATGGCCAGGGCCCAGCCCACGGCGCGCTTGCCCTCGGGCCCGCCCTGCTTCCACATGCGCTGCATCAACTCCAGGTAGCTGACGGAATAGGTCTTGAAGGTGAACAGCGTGCCGCCTACGGCGCCGCGAGCCCACTGGGGTTTGTTGGCCTTCGAGTAGACGAACTGGGTCTCCAGCACCGCCTTGCGCGCGAAGGCGCCGGGATCGGGCATGCCCTGGGCCTTGGCGATCCGGAATGCCGCGATGAAGGTGGAGCGGCGGTTGAACTGCTCGGCCAGGGCGAAGGGCTGGCCCCATGCCACCTTGCCGCGTTCCCAGGCATTGCCCGCCGCGGCGCGCGCATCGCCGGCCCGCGTGCCGTCGCCCGAGCGCAAGCCGCCCACGCCGCGCGCCTGGGCCATCAGCTGATGCACCTCCTGCGGCGAGACCACGCCATCGTCCTCGGCCGACTTCAGGGCATGAGCCAGGTCCGTTTCGTATTTCATGCCGCGCGTGCCCATGTCCTTGAGTGCCCGTGTCATCTGGCCGCTGGCCGCACGCATGCCACCGAACTGGTTCAGCCATGGCAGCGTGACGGCAAAGGGCTGTGTCATGTTCACGAAGGCCGAGGCCAGGGAGCCGCCCAGGTACTGCGCAAACAGCATGCCGCGCACTGCCTGCCCCTCTTCCTGTGGGTCTCGGATGTAGCTGCGCAGACCCATGGCTAGGTCCTTCAGCTCGCCCTGGTCTTTGGGAATGTCGTTGATCGCCCGGTCCATCGTGCCCGCGTTCAGGCCGGCCGCGCCCTGGCGTGCATTGCTGTAGACGAAGTTGGCCACCACGCGGCCCACGTCCTGGCTGTAGCCCTCGATGCCCTTGCGCTGGATCAGGCGCTTGAGCGCGCTGTGGTTGTTCTTTGTCAGCTTCAGGTATTCGTCATAGACCTTGCGCGTGGCCGCGTCGGCCTCCTTGCCCACCACCATGTCCTTGAAGATCTCCAGGGTCTCTGGCGTGATGCCTGCGAACAGCTTGAAGGACTGCTGGCTCATCGTGCCCTGGGTGATCACGGCGCCGGGGAAGGCCTGGGCCATCTGGACCTTGGCCAGGTTGGCATCCTTCATGGTCTCGTACATGCCGAAGTACTGCCGGTTGCCATCCTGGTCCACAACGTCCAGGGTGTACCGGCCGAAGCGCGACAACGGCGCATACCCGGCGTCCTGCAGGTCCTTGGCCGTGGCGGCGCGGTCAACCACCAGGTTGTTCAGTTGCATCAGCCGGTCGGCCAGCTCCGGCTTGGCCTTGGCATCGTGCTGCAGCGTGGTGGTCAGCAGTTCCAGGACATCCGAGAGCTTGGGTGCATCCAGCACCATGTCGCGCATCGGGGCGTACTCGTCGCCCAGCGCGCGCATCATGTCCGCCCGAGCGGTCATGTCGATGGAGCGGTCAATCGCCGCGCGGGCCTCGCGGTACAACGCGATCTGGTTGGGCGTCGCGCCAAACATCGTCTGCAGCTCAGCATCGGTCCAGACCGTGCCGGCCTTCAGCATCTTGCTGTCGAAGCGGGAATTCACGTTGGCCTCGTACTGGGCCAGTGGCAGGGCGCGCCATGCCCGGAGCATGAGGTCATCCAGGCGCCCCGCGCGCAGCAGCAGCTGAGCCTTTTCGTCGGCAGGCAGATTGCCGTATTTCTTGGCCAATTCGTCCACCAGCACAGCCTTGCCGTCCACGTCCCGGCCCCACAGCAGCGTCCCCTCAAAGAGAGGCTTCGCCACGGCCTTGTTGTCGGCCGCCGAGACGGGAGTCTTGCGGTTCTTGCCCACCAGGTCGCCGATGGTGTCCACGCGCGGCAGCAGGCGCGGCGCGCGGTCGGCCGCATCGTTGGCCAGCATGGACACGTCATCGATGTTCTGCTGGGCCGAATCGTAGACCGGCTTGAAGGCTGGCACGCGCTCGGCAAGGTGCCGCATGGTGCCGATGGTCTTGTCCCAGACAGAGATCTTGCCCGGGTGGGACATCGTCTTCTGGAGCTGGTCCAGAGCGCTGTTTTTGATCTCCGAAAGCCGCGAGCGGCTGAAGCTCACCTCGTCGTCGGCATCGCCTTGGCGAGGATTGCCTTGATCTGCGCGCTCGCTTCCGCGTCGTCCTTCTTCAGCGATTCGATCTCGGAGTCGCTCAGCCGGTTCGAATCGTGCAAGGTATCGCGCCTCAGACTCGGTGAGCGCGTCGAAGCCGTAGCCTGTGGCTGCACGGAATTGGACTTCGAGGTCACCATGTTTTTGCCGGAGAGTTGCGAGAATTTCAGGAGAGGGCTGGATTTTTGCACTGTACTGCTTGCCGGTCAACGCAACCACGCCCACCACGTTGCCACCGCCCTCGCGGATGTGGCTGGCCAGGGCCGCGAACGTGCCACCCTGGGTGAGAGTGTCATCCACCAGCAGGTAGTCGCCAGGCTCCACGGCGCCCGCGAAATCGACAGGCGCGAAGATGCGGTCAAGCCCATCCAAGCCGGTGCGACGCGCGCGGTTCGCCTGCACAATGCCTGTCGCCGTTTCCAGGCCCAGGCGCGCTGCCAGAACTTCGGCCACGGCGCGCGGGATCTTGTTGCGCCCCGAGACCTCTTCAGCCGCCACCGGCAAAACGCGCGGGCGGACGCCACCCAGTGCAGCAGCGACCTTCGCCACCATCTCGGGTGTGACGAGGTCCACAGCCAGCCGTGTGGCCGCTGCGACATCCCCACCCTTCGCCGCCGCGTAGTCCGGGTGCTTCGATGCGCTGCCCAGCGTGCTGCCAATGATTGCGTCAGGCGTGATGGACGGCGAGTCGGAGCGGCTGAACACAGGCTCGACGCGGTCGGACACGGCGCGCTGCCCGCGCTCCACGAAATCGCGCGCCGGCAGGATGTAGCCCTGGATGATGTCGGCATCCGAGAGCTTGAGGCCCTTGAACCCAGGCACGTTGGCCCGCATCCAGTTGCGGATGGCGGCCACGGCGCGGCGCACGAAATGCAGCTGCGGCGTCTTCTCGGCCATCTCGGCCAGCACTTCCTCTGTCGCGTGGCCCCGGCTCAGGTCCGTGACGCCACGCAGGCCGTATTCCTTGATCTTGGCCGCAACCTCTGCCTGGCGCATGGTGGCCACCTGGTTGAGGATCTTGTTCAGCTCCGGCCCAAACATGCCGCGCAGGCCATGGTGGCCCAGCACCTCGTGGTGCAGCACGCGGGCCGCGTCGGCGGGCGTGTTCAGCTTGCTGGCCAGCAGGTAGGCGCGACCTTTCCAGTAGAAGCCCTCGGGCGCGCCACTGGCGCCGCCGCTGCGCTGGCGCAAATCCGCGCGCCGCGCCGCCTCGGGCACTGCCGGATCGTTCATGTCGAAGGCCACCACGACTTCCGGCCCATTGCTCCAACCCTTGCGGATGGCATCCACCGTCTCACGCACCTGGCCCACGGCCCGGGCCCGCGCCGCATCGGAAAACGCCGCCGGCTCGGGCCGCATGATGCGCAGCAGGTTGGCCATCTGTTCATCGGTCAGGCCCTGGGCATCTGCCTCGCCGCGTCGGAATGGGAGTTCCTCGGCGCGCTCCACCGGGCCGGCCTTCAATTCGCGCGCGCTGGGCGGCGTGGCATGGGTGCGCTCGCGCACGCCCGGCACATCCTCCCAGCCAGAGCCCTGCTTCTCCACCTGGCGCACCGTCACGCTCCACGCGCCATCGGTGTTGGCCGGCGTGTACGAGACCACGCGGACATGGCTATCCCCGTAGCCCTTCACGATGTTGCCCGGGGTGAAGTAGTCGGAGCGGTCGGCCTCTTCGGCCGCGGCCTTTTTAGCCAGGACCCCGCGAGGCCGCTTGGGCGTGACGTCAGCAGGCTCGCTGCCGTTCTGTCCACGCTCGGCACGCACCTTGTCCACCAGATCACGCACGCGCTGGCGCGATTCGGGCACGCTTTCACCTTTGCGGCGAAGCAACCCAGCCAAGTCGAACTTGTTGTCCACCAGGGGCGCGCCATCGGTGGGCTCCAGCATCACACTGCTGGGGTATCCCGCACGGTCTTTGTTCACGCCGACCAAGGTCGTGCCTTTGGAAAATTCCGAACGGTCGCCTTTTTTCCAATCCAGAACCCGACCCACCAGCGCAAGATCCTTGGCCAACCGTGCAGCGTCCTTTTCCTGGCGTGCAGTGGCGGCGGCCTCCCTCGCAGCCTGTACTTCAGCGGGCGTGCGGGCGGCCAGCGCCGCCTCGCGGGATCGGCCAGCTGCTGCAGACACCCAGGACGCAAAGCGTTCCATGGCCCGATCCAGGCTGTTGTTCCGGCTTCCGGCCTGCTTGGAGTTCAGGCCGCTGCGGCCTGCCACGAAGCCGCTGTACGTGCCGGCGCGCACGCCCATCAGCATGCGGTACTGCTGCAAATACTCCTGTCGCAGCTGCTGCATTTCGGATTCCACAGCCGCCCGCTGGGCTTCGGTCTTGGCCACGGACATGCCATCGTCGCGCTGGCTGTTCAGGAAGGTTTCGAAGGCCGCTCGGTCGCTTTTTGACCGGGTGTTGCCCTGATGCGAAATGCCAGAGTAGCTGGCGGCTGCCTCCTGCAGGGGGAATTCGTCGCCGGAAGCGGCTGACACAGAGGCGGCCTGGTCCTGCAGAGCAGGTGCTGCAGCAGCATCGGGCAAGGCAGCGGCCAGTTTCTCGCGCACCGTGGGCGCAAGATCAGCCCATGCCCGCGTGTGGGCGCCCGCCCGCGCCGGAGCGCTCAACCCCTTCGCTGCCTTGGCCACAGCCTGGCGCTCGGCCGCCGGCATGCTGGTCCAGCGCTCGCTCGCGGCCAGCAGTTGCGCGCGCCGCGCGTCGCTCCCTTCCTTTGCCATGACCACGGCCTGCTGCTGGCCCGCCGTGGGCGCTGGCGCAGCAGCAGGGGCTACGCCGGCAGCCTGTTCGCTGGCGCCACTTCGGCCAGGTACAGCAGATTGCACGCCGGCAGCAGGCTGTCCGGCAACGCCACCTCGCGGCCCAGCAGGCTGAGCATCTGGCGCGCGTCCTGCCGGCTCACCGCCCCCAGCCGCCGCAGCAGCCTCAGTGCCTGCTGCGCGTTCATCTGCCATCCGTACTGCAGGTGCGGGTGAATCATTGGTTGCTCCTTGCGGCGCAATGGCGTCCGCGATCTTGCGTTGCAGGTCCACATTCAGCCGCTCCCACGTGGCACCGGGGAGCGCCTTGCGGATGACCGGCTTCAGGCCCTCAAGCCGTCCGGCCAAGGCCTTGCGCTCTGCGGTGGCCATGCTGGCCCAGGCCGCGCGCCCAGCATCGATGCGCTGGGCAGGGGTTTGGACTGGCGCTTGAGTTTGCGGGCCTGGCGCCGCACCTGCTTGCGCGCCATCGTGCTGAGACGAGGTGGTGCCATCGGTCAGCTCCTGCGCAGCCGCAGAACCTGCAACCGGCGCTCCTTGCGCTCCTGCTGCCTGCGAAGATTCCGCGCGCGGCGGCTGGGCTTGATCGGCTTGTGTGCCATCGATGCTTCCTTGCTGGAGGGTGGATGTGGGAGCAGGCGCGGCGGCTCCGGCCTGCTGCTCGCGCTCGCCGCGGCGCCGTGCCAGCTCGCGCGCCAGCTGCAGGCGCACGTTCTTCGCCTGGGCAGATCGGAATCCGTTGGACAGGTCCTCATCTGTCCAGGCGGCCAGAGCCCCGCCTTCGATCTCGCCGGTGGCAGGGTCTGCGGTGACCTGGCGCTCGGAGGCCTTTTTCTTGGCTGGCGCACGGGCGGCAACTTCGGCGGCTTGCGCCAAGGCATCGGCCTGCTGGGTCTGGGCAGCCGCGCCGGAATCCACAGCCAGGGCAGCAGCTGCGGACAGAGAGCCGGCGGCAGGGTCCAGGCCCATGGCGCGCGAGGGCGGCATGGCCGCGCCCGTGGATTGCAGGATCTCGTCATCGGGCGATTGCACGGCCCGGTTCGCGGCCATCTCGGCATCGCGTAGGGCCTGCTCCTGCGCGCGCTGCTGGGCCAGCGCGGCCGCGCCATCGGGCGGCGAGCTCTGCGGGACCTGCGGCTCGCCGCCCTCTTCCTGCTGCAGCTGCGACATGCGGGCTTCGAATTCCCTGCGCATGGTCTCCAGGCCGGCATTGGGTGGCGTGGCGGCGCCTTCAGCACCCGGGCTCGCGCCAGGGCCAGCAGCACTAGGTTCGCCGGCCGCGGCCTGCTCGGCCCCGGGCTGATCCGCTGCAGGAGCCTCGCCGGGCTGGCCCGCAGGCACTCGCGGCTCGCGCGCCGCCCGATACCCCGCCGCACCGCCGCCCATGGCTGCGCCCGACAGCGTGCCCAGCACCACCGCCGTATCCACGTCCTCGGACCAGTCCTTGCCCAGGGCCAGGTTCTGGAAGATCTGCTCGGCGACCGACTGCGGCAGCTCCTCGAGGAAACCTTCGGAAATCGCGCCCTGGATCACCTGCGTCGGAATGCTCTTGACCGCGCGCTGCTGCACCAGCGGATTCGCGGCCGCCGTGGCTGCGTCATCGGCGAACTGCTTGGCTATGCCCTTGTTGCCCTGGGCCAGCATGGTCTCGGCATCACCAATGCCCAGCCGCTGCGCCACGCGCCCGCCGGCATACCCCAGCCCGGCCGTGGCCGCGCCGGTGGCAGCCGCTGCAGCTGTCTGGCCAGGAGAAAGCAGGCCGTCATCCGTCTCCTGCCGGATCTGCTCGGCCGCCGAGCCCGCGCCCACGATGCCCTCACCCAGCGCACCAGCTGCAGCAGCACCCTTTGCGCCGGCCTGGCCCAGCCGCGTGGCCGCACCCAGGCCGCGCGCCACCACGCCGCCCGCACCCATGGCCGGCAGCGATTCAACAACCGCGCCGACGATATTGGAAGGATTCTCGATGGCGGCCTGGAACTTTCCGCCCAGGCCCTCGGCCTCCTGGAATTTGCGCTGCGCTTCCTTGGTTGCGTCGGAGTGCCATTCATTGATGGCCTCGCGCGCCTGCTTGGGCCGGAAGCCCACATCACCACCCTCGTTCTCCAGGAGCTTGCCCGCGCGCCCGCCGGTGGCTATGTCAGCCAGCCCGACAACAGCCTGGGGCACGGCCACGGCGCCCTTGGCTGCCCAGGCCGCTGCGTCCCGAACGTAGTCGGTTGCGCTGCGGCCTGATGGCTCCTTGCCGTAGTCAGGGTCCAAAAAGGGATTCTTGGACGGCGGCTTGGCGCCTGGCGCGTTGGCGCCGTAGTTGGGGTCGGAGAACGGATTCTGTGCCATGCCCCCACTCTCAAGGAGAGGTGCGGGGGCGGTCGAACCCTAGGCAGGGGAGCAGCCAAGCTTAATTTTCAGGTGCTGTAATATCTTGTTGCAACCATCAGGAGGGCACATGAAGTCAATCATCGCGGCCATTGCATTTGGCACAGCAGCACTCAGCGCGCACGCCATTTGCACAGGTTCCGGGTCATCCCGCTACTGCACCGACAACAACGGGAACAGCTACACCGTCCAGCAGTACGGGAACACCACATACACGCACGGCAGCAATGCCCGAACCGGGAGTAACTGGAACCAGACCAGCAACACCTACGGCAACACCACTTATCACAACGGCATGGCGGCCAACGGAAATGCCTGGTCGGGCACCTCCAACGCATATGGGAACACGACGTACCACAATGGCACCGGAGCCAACGGGAACGCTTGGTCGGGCACCTCGAGCACCTATGGGAATACGACTTATCACAATGGCGTCAACAGCCGAGGCCGCTCGTACTCTGGGACCACGTACAACTACGGCGGAAACGACGATTGACTGGTCAGCTCAACGCGCACACCAGGCCCGCCACGCGGGCCTTTTCTTTTTGGCAGATCAGTCTCAGCTACATCATCCTCACCGGGAATGTCGCGCCGCGCTGGGTCGTTTGGGAGCGAACCGTAGCCGGGGAAGCAAAAAGCCCCTGGCCCGCCGCGCTCGGAGCCCTGGCCAAGATCTGGATACCTCGGGACATATGGTCTTGCAACCATTCGAGGGTTTCGCCGCGCGCGACCTGTTGCCGCTCCGACTCTTTGGCTGAAGCTTCAGCAAGCTCTACAGCGCGCCGTGCGACAGCCGCAGCCCGAAGCGCTGCGAACGTCGCAAGGAAGGCCAAGACAAGCGCCAGGACCAGCGCGCCAGAGAGGATGAGGGTGGGGAGATGTGCCATGCCCCAGTGTCAGTACCGGGGCGTGATCGCGCGAACCCTGGTCGGGGGCGTAAAAAAGCTCGCGAGATGCAGGCTTCAGATCTTGCAACCCAAATCTGATGCACGTATTTCCACACAGCAATAGATGTATTTTAATTAATCAAAATAAAATATTTAGATCAACTCACCAGAAGCCAAAATTCTAAAGCCCGAATGGTTAATGAGTCGAGCCGTGCGCCCTTTAATATAAACATCACCCAAACACTCAATCCACATCTGCTTATCGTGGGCAGTAACTGCTTCGTGGTACTCCTTAGCGTTTAATTCAATCTGTATGCTTCTGTCGGATTCGTTGATACGGGCTTCCACAGACACCTTGCCGACGTCCGCACCTTTATCGCGATGAAGTTTTCGAACGAATCCTCTGACCATCCGTTGCGCCAAGACGTAGTCATCCCTGTAGTACCCGGCCGCCACCTTTAGCAAGCGCACATTGTCATGATCAAATGCGAAGACCTTTGTGACGCCATCAAACCATGGTCCGGCTGCACCCGAGATCCTGATCTCAAAATCTCTTTGTCTACCCTCGCCACTGAAGCCCATCAATGCATCGCAAAGATTAGCGCTAGCTCCGGATCGGACCGCAGTATCAAACTCCGTCAACTGACCCGTATCATCATATTTTCCACCTGCTAAAAGAAGTGCCTCTATCCCATGAGCCAAGCTGAGCGCCACGCCCTCCACAGGCTCCGCTCCATCAATAACGATTTGAGAAGGCGCGTCCGGCTGTGGAACCAAAACATTTACGACATAACTGCCGACCTCGGTCTGTCCGAGAAGCAAAGAATCTATGTATGACGCTGCATCTTTGGGCGGTTTTCCAGAAAAAATCCGCCTTTTGGAAAACATGGCCATTGCGGCCGACATAAGCATGTCTTTCGCCTTTTCAATCAGCAAGACTCCATCATTTAGAGGAATAGTTCCACCGTTGGTGTCAGATCCAATGACACGAACCGCAACGATGCTTGAGAACATGTTAAGAACATCTCTCAATACATCCTTTAATTCTCTTTTTTCGAATTCAGCTATAGCGGTCATCGCATCCTGCATGCGGCGCGTGTAATCCTTGATTTCTTCCGATGTTGGCAGTAACACCTCTGCATCGAAGTTCTCGGGCCGATGCCATATGGTCGCAACTGTTCTAAGTAGGCCGTCAGATGCCCACCCTGACTTTTTAAGGTAAGCGGACACTTGATCAATAGTCACATGATCTACGATGCGCAATGATGATGGACTCATATGCCCACCCCTCGGCTTGCGGCCTCCATCATCTTGACCAAAACTTCCGTGGTCAATCTCTGGGACAAAGGGATATCAACAGTCACGGACGCATCGTTGGAAGTTTCAGGAGCGTCGCGCAGTGAAACCCAAAAGCAATTGTTGTGCAAGGACACGTGCTCCTCATGATGCCTCACCCATGTATCCACAGTATCAGGAACGAGCAGAACAGCAAGATATCTAGGGCACACAAAATCTGAGCCCTGAAGATCGGAGTAGTTCTTAACAGACAGCGGAAATTTGATCACGCCACCTTTAACGAGGTCTTGCGACGTGCACTTCAGCTGAAACTGAATCTGCGGGCTGCGCACCTTTGCCCCCTTGTATCCCTTCGACTGGAAGAGAACGTCAATGCTGTCATCGTCAACCTCAAGTTTTCCGGGATTGAACCCGGCTTGAGCCGCCAGTGCGGCCAGATAAGCGCACTGGAATTGCTCCTTTTGCTTTTGCTTGTCCATTCATCCTCCAGTAACCGCATGTTACTCGAGTGCTGCAGCAAAATACTGTTGAAATATACAGTATCGACAAGCGGATTGCAAGTCTTGACCGGAACCAACTGATGTTTAAGGCGGGATGCGCTGCTAAAGTCGCGCCAACAGGAGGAGCTATGGGAGCTGTGAAGAGGTTATTGGTCGCTGCCGCGCTGGCCGCGCTCGGGACGCCTGCCCTGGCGGCGGACTACGCCACCTGCCTGCTAGACAAGCTGCCTGGAGTGAAGAACGCACCGGCCCATGCTGCCGCGCTGAACCTGTGTGCCCAGCAGCACCCAGACAAGTTCTTCGAGATCCGCCGCGGCTCTGGCCGTGGCCTGCTGGGCCCGAAGTCTCCAGAGCAGTGCACGCTGGACAAGGCGCGCGACACGTCGTGGCAGCCGGCGGCTGGGATGATCATGCGCGCGTGCGGGTGCCTGTACACGCCGAGCGCTGGCCCGACGGACATGTGCGAGCGGTATCCGCTGTCTGCGGAGATTCGCGCGCAGCACCCGCAGGTGAAGACCGATGCAGACCTGCTGAAGCTGGAAACGCACTACAGGAAGATCTACGCCGTGCACCCGGACGCCGATGCTCTGTTTGCCCGGAAGGACTTCTGGGCCTGGGTGACGCAGGACAAGGGCCGGGAGCAGACCCTGACCAAGGGCTCAACGGCCGTTGTGGTCAGGGTGTTGGGGGAGTTCAAGTCTTCGAGGAGCGAGATCGAAGAGGCACTGCGCAACGCGCCGCCCCATCAACCTCGCAACCCCTTCTCGGACCCAAACTACGGCAAGGACCTGTTGCCGAAGTAGGCGTTATCGGGACGCGACGATGCGAGCCGCGGCGCCCTTCCCGTAAATCTCATCGAACATCGCGGCTTGCCCAGGATTGGCTCGCAACGCAGCAATGTGATTTGCCGACGGCTGTGCTGCCCCGCCTCCCTCCACCTGCTGCACCTCGCCCGTGACGGCGTTGTGCCGGATGATGCTCCCCTGGGTTGTTGAGCCATCCGCATTTTTGATCGCGGGCGTGACCGTGACCTTCCAGGGTGACTGCTCGGTCTCGCCGTTGATCGCGCGCAGGGATTGCTGGGCCTGCTGACGCTGCTGCGGTGTGGCGTTGGGATCGAGGAACGTGCTGCGCAGTCGCTCCTCCTGTTGAAGTGCCCGCGACTTGAACCCGCGCGCCGCGATCTCCGAATCAGCAGTGCGGCGCTCGGTGTCCAGCCGCTGCTGATCCACATTGAAACCGCGTGCTGTGCGGAAGGTGTCGGCCGCGATGCGGTCGCGCTCCAGCTGCTGCTGGCCGGCCGCGAAGCCCAGGCGGGTGTCGTAGCGCTGAGCCTCCTGCAGGCGTGCCAGGTCGCCGCGATCTGAGGCGCGGAGGTTGCTGGCACGGCGGAAGCCGCGCGCGTCCCCGGAGCCCATGATGGCCACGCGCTGGATAGGAGATGTGGGTGGCGGCGCCATGGCTGCCTGCACGCGCTGCATGGATTCGGCCTGTTGCTGGCCTGCCAGGTTGTTGGCGGCGTTCTGGTTGCGCCAGGACGGAAGGCCGCGCGGCTGGTCGCCCAGGGCCGCAGCCTGCGCGCTGTCGGCGTAGCTGTTGCCGCGGCGGAACACGCCGGGCATCACCTCGGACGGTCCAGCCGTATCAGGCGGCCCCATGCTGGAGCCAGCCTCACTTGTGCTGCTGGTGACGGAGCTTGCCTGAGTGGGAGCCGGAGTTGCCTGTGCGGAAGGGGCCACGGTAGATGCCGAAGCCGGGGTCGATACCGCTGCCGCGCCCCCTGCCAAGCCAGCGCCGGACGCCCATCCACGCGCAGCATTTGAACCGGAGTTGATGGCTCCGCTGATCGCTCCGCCTGTGCGCCCCACAACCGACAGAGAACCACCCAGGGCACCAGGCATGGCGTTGGCCAAGTTCGATACATTGCGCCCAACGTCGGTATTCATGGCGCTGTCCTGGGAGCCGTCAGGCAACGGTGCCTTAGGGTAGCCATCCGTGGGAATTTGGTCTTCGGGCCGGCCGCCATTGGCGAAGAACACCTTGGGCTTGAAGCCGCGCGGAACCCAAGCCTCTTCAGCAGCGGGGGTGTGGGTGGCATCGACGGCTGCTTGCAGCGCGCCCGCGCCGCCCATGGCGTGCACGGTATCGGGAGGCAGGACGAACTCGCCCGGCTTGAACATGCCGGGGATGGAGTCGGGCGCCTGGTTCTGGGCCTGTGCCAGTGCCTCGCTCTGGCGTTGGTTGCGCGTGCGAAAGCCCAGCTTGGGCTGCGGGGCCGGCGGCGCCTTCTTGTCAGGGTGAAAGCCGAACATGGCTGGCCTTTCAGAGAATGATGGATTCGGTGACGTGCGGCACGTCTTCGCGCGTCTCCCGACGCATGTCGGAATCGGGGCGCCGGCCGAAATACTTGGTGAACTCGCGCTCGGACAACTCGGCACGGGTCGGGTCGAAGGCCTCGGAGTCGGGCTGGGAAAAGCCGCGATACAGTGCCCACAGCACCAGCTTGTCGTGGCTGAAGGCATGGATCTCGGGCACGTCGGACCCGGACCGCATCTCGCTCAAGGGCAGCCGGTAGCCTTCCAGCATGATCTGGCCGGCGCGCGGCGGTGCCGGCACCAGGCGAATGGCGCCTTCGCTCTGCACGGCCCATCGCACCCGGTCCATGCGCTTGTGGCGCCACCCCGGTTGATTGCGGTCCAGCCATTCAGTGGAGACCAGGTCCAGCTGCTGCGGCTCGCTCGCACCGTCGCATGCATAGGACAGGTGCGTGATCTCGTAGAGCGCCGGGTGCAGCTGGTATGTGCTCTGCCCTTCCTTGGCCGCAATGCGGCAAATTCCCGGAAGGCTGGATTCCAGCAGGAGCCGCCCGCGCACCGCGGCCTCGGCCACCGCGTCGTTCAGCCACATGGTGATCTTCTTGTCAGTCCACCGATAGGTCTCGACCTCATCATCGGCCGCGACCCGGAACCGCGCGATCAGGTCTTTGAGGTTCATATCAGCGGGCTCCGAACTGCTCTATCAGGGTGGCCACTTCGGCGCGCATCTTGGCCTCGCCCTTGCGCGCGTCCAGCTTGACCTCGTACTTTGCGGCGTACTCGGCCAGGGCGCCCTTGTCCATGCCTTCGATGGTCAGCAGCATGGCCTCGGTGGCCGCCCGCTCTTGCTGCTGCAGCTGCTCTACCTGCTGTTGGGCGGCCTGGGCCTGTTGAAGCGCAGCATCGTCCTGCGTCTGCGTGGCGTCAGGCTGCTGTTCCTGTTGGTCGGCAGGCTGCAGCTGCTCTACCTGCTGCTGATCGACGGAAGCGCGGCGGAATTCCACGAAGCGCAGCAGCTTGCGCGCGACGGCCTCGGGCACCAGCTTGGTGTCGCCAGGCTCCCAATGGGTGGCAGCGTGACGGTCGTGATAGGGCTTCTTGCCCGTGTATTCCAGCTTGTCGAACTTCATGATTCGCTCCGTTCATGTGAAACAAGCCGGACAGGCCGGCTTGCTGCATGGTTCATCGCCGCGAGCGCGGCTTCGGTCAGGCCACGCCTTCGGGGACGCCCAGCACCACCACGTCCAGCGCGCTGGCCTTGGCGTTGTCCGCGCCGCCCACGGTCAGGATCAGGTAGGCATCCTTCGGCAGCGTAATGACCGGGTTGGCAGTGGCGTTGCGCAGGCGCGCCGTGGCGGCCAGGTTCACGGCCGCGCCGAAGTAGTCGTCGTCCTGGGGCACGGCCGGCACGTCCACGCCGTCGGCATACTCAAAACCGATCTTGGCGGTGACGGATGCCGTCATGCCAACGGCAACGACGACCAGGCTGTCGATCAGCTTGAAGCCAGCGGGCAGCAGGCCCAGGCGGATCTTTGTGCCCTGGATGGCGGGCGTCAGGATGTCGCCGCCCAGGGCCGCGCCGGCCGCGTTGGTGGCCAGGGTGTAATGCAGGGCGCTCAGGTTGCCCCACGGCGTCGCGCCCAGGCGATTGCTGGCGGACTGCACTTTGGTGATGGTTGCCATGTTGGCCTCCGATGAAATGGTGAAGAACTCAGCGGAGGACAGGCGATCAGCTGACCGCCCGCCCTGGGGCGCGTCAGTTGCGCTCGCCGATGATGCGCACTGCCGTGTCGATGGCCGTGGCGCCGTGATCGGTGTAGTGCTTCTTGCCGTTGCCCTGCGACACCAGCCAGCGGATCTTGAACACGCCCATGATGGCGCCGATCAACAGCTCCAGCTTGTCGCCGTGGTCGAAGTCCTTCTCGCTCCAGAAGAAGGGCATGCCGCCGTGCTTGGACTTGCCGAAAGCCTGGGCCAGGGACTGGCCGCCCAGCAGGATCGCGCGGTCCACTGCGTGGGTGGTGCCGAACGAGGCGGGGACGACGCAGGTGCTTTCCGTCTCGGTCTCGTAGGAGGCGCAGTAGCGCACCGTGTCGCCGGCATAGAAGCGGATGGGCTTGGGCATCTTGCAGATCAAGATGCCGTTCCACAGGCCTACTTCACCCAGGAACAGGGGGTGGTTGTTGGCCTTGGACGCGCGTGCCAGGGCGTTCGCTTGGAACTGGCGGAAGCCGGGGTCCTGGGCGAAGGCGTGGTACTGCGCAGGCGAGACCAGCAGAACGCGCAGCGGCGAATCCTCGGCCACCTTGTCCTCGGGGATCTTGATGGCAGGCGGCGGCAGCGGGATCGATTCCATCGTCGTGCGAATGCTGTCCACCACATCCATGCCGAGTACGTCGGTGGATGCAATGTCCAGCTCACCCGCGTTGGCGGCCACGGTCTTGATGGCATCGCCATCCGCGACGAAGTGGCGATTGCGTGTGGGCGCCTTCACTTCATTGATGGCGAATTCCGCGAACTGCGGATGTGCCTCGGTAGGCAGGCGCCATTCGATGTTGTCGTGGAAGCCGCGCGCGCCGGCCAAGTGGGTCAGCATCAGCTGGTCCTGGTAGCCGTTCATCAGCGACAGCGCAATGGGTCGGCCGATGCGACGGAATTCCACGGGGGAATTCATATCGGTCATCGTGTCGCCGATGTCCACCGGGAAGCGGACCTGGTTCACGCGCACGCGGCCGTTGTCCAGCTCGATGCCCGTGCCCTTGCCCTCGGCCATGCGGCTGCCCATGATGGGATAGGCATTGGTGGGCTGCACGAAGTGGAACTCCACCTCGGAGCCCTTTCCGCGCGTCAGGTCCACAGTGCGCACGATGGGCATGTCGGTGGAGGTCTGCTTGCTCAGCACGGCGCTGACGTGAGCCTCGCCCTGGGGGACAGTGCCCACCATGCGGTTCAGCGTCGAATTGCGCTGCATGGACTGAGCGAACAGCCCGGCAGCCTGGACGAATTGGGCATTCGGCGAACCGGTTGCCACATTGGTTTTTCCGGACATATGTCCTCAGTCTTGGGGAGAGGGCTGCCTCATCACGAGGTGGCCCGGGTTTCAAAAATGCTTCAGTGGCTCACGCCACGCTGTTCATCAGGGCATCCAGCTTTGCCGGTGACATCCCGCTCATCACGTTGATCAGTGCCGCCGGGTTATCGGCCAGGGCCTGCACGCGCTCTGCTTCGCTTGCACCGGCCGCCGCGCCCGTCAGTTCGGACAAGCTGACCGGCACGGCCTGTTCGGCCCCAGCCTTCGCCTTTGCCACGGCCGCATCCACGGCGTTGGCAGGAGCGGCTTGGCTGGCGGCAGGCGCTGCGGCAGGCCTGGCACCCTTGAAGGTGCTGAACACTTCCACGATTTCCGCAGCAGAACCGTTCTGCAGGACATTGGCCACAGCTGCGCGCGCGAAAGCAGGCTGGGCATCCACCCACTGCTTGAACTCGGCAGAGTCGGCAATTTCGTCCGCGTCGGCGTGCGCCGCGTAGATCGCGTTTTCATGCGCCTGCTGCGCGCTGAGCTGTTCGCGCTGCTGGAGCGGCTGCATGGCCTGGGCCAGTCGCGCGTCCACCAATGCTGCAGCACGCTGGTCCACCAGCGCAGCCACGCCCTTGGCGATCCCCTCTTCCGAGAAGTCGCCGAACAGGGCCATGTCAACGCCTTGGGTGGCAGCGGCCTGGGCAATGGCCAGGTTCTTGTCGGCCGAGGTCGGCGCCGCGCCAGCTTGCTCGCGGGCCGCGGCATCCGCCTGGGCCTGAGCGAGGTTGCTTTGCTGACTGCGGTTCAACTGCTCGATCTGCGCCTTCAAGGTGGCGTTCTCGCTCTCCAGCGAGTCGCCGCGCGCCTTGAACTGGTCACGCTCGGTGCGAGCTTGAGCCAGCTTCTCAAACGGGATCGTGTAGTTGCCGGACTTGCTGGCAATGGGCGCGCCGGCCGGCTCGTCATCCTGAGCGGGCGCCGCGCCTGCAGCAGGTGCAGGAGCCGGTGTTGCTGCGACAGCGGGTGCGGCAGCAGGAGCGGGAGAAGGCGCTGCAGCAGTTTGCTCAGCGCCAGGGGTGGCGGTTGCGGGAGTAGCAGTGCTCTCGGCGTTGCTGGCTTCGGCGGTCTGGGCCGCGTCCGCGTCCAGATCCAGTTGCCCTGCAAAGGCGGATTCGAGCAGTTGCTCAGGTGACATCGGCATGTAGGTGCTCCACATCCCCGGCTATCCGGCCGGGCCTGTTTGAAGGGGCACGCAGATTCGAGGATCAGGCCGGGGCCGAAGCCCCGACCATCACGCTCTCCAGCTGCGGGAGGTGCCGACCCATCACGGGCAGGCTTCTCGTCTCTGGCTTTCGCCTTTAACGTGGAACACAGTGTCAGGCGGCACGCCCGCCGCATCCAACTCTGGACGGAGTGACCAGCTACAGGTTGTCGGCAGGGGTGGCGGTCTCGATCCCCTGCATGCCGCGCGACGGCTCCTGAGGGATGGGCGGGAATGAGGGGCTGGTGTTCTCGCGCACCTGGCCAATGTCGCCGGCCGCGCCCGGCCCGCCAGACTGAGGCGCGGGGCCACCGGCAACAACGCCCGGCACCGGAAAGTCCGGATCATCACCGCCTGCATTCGGCTTCTGGTAGCCCGCGCCCTGCATGATGGCGTCCGCGATGGGGGCGATGGCAGGATTCATGGCGACCTGGGCCCCGCCCTGCATCGCCGAGAAAGCGGCCTGCACGCCCACCTGCACGGCGTCGGCCATCACCTTCTTGATCTGTGCGTCCGTCAGGCGCTCCTTCATCTCCAGCTCCCGCGCCTTCAACTCGTGGCCGGCCTTCAGCAGTGCGGCCTGGACCTCCTGCTGCACGCGCTGCTCGATCTGCTCCGGCGTCTGCTGACCAGTCGCCGCGCGGATGGCCTCCACCACCTGCTTCTTGCGCGGCAGATCCATCAGATCGATCAAGAATGGCAGCGCGACCACCTGGATATGCTCCGGCAAGGACTTCACCGCCTCGGACAGCGAGCTGAGCTGCTGGCCTCGGAAACTGCTGGTGCTCGGCACATCCTCCAGAGCGACCTTCATGCGCGTGCGCAGAACGTCATTGGACCGATAGGCCAGGCCTGTGTCGGGGTCCTCTTCGGCCTTGTTCAGCACCACGGTGCGCGGCGGGTTGAGCACATCCCCCTCGATCACGATGGTCTGCTCCTCGTCTCCCATGTCCTCGATGATCAGGGACATCAGCAGCTCGCCCACCATCGTGCGCCCGTCCTTGGTGTTGTCCATCATGTCGGCCATGCCTATCTGGGACTGCTCCACCTGGGTGGTTTCCTGCAGGCCGCTGCGCGCGGTGCCAGCCTGGCCCTGCATGGCCGGCGTGACGGGGCTGACCCGGCCCAGAGCGCGCCGGCTGTCTTCCATCAGCTGCAGGTGCTGCGCGTTGAGCTGGAAATCGCGTTCCACCTCGAATATGCCGCCGTCCTTCATGTGCTCGACGTCCAGCACGATGTCGGCGTCCGGGCGGGCCAGCTGCTGGCGGATCTGAGCACTGGTCATCTCCGTTGCGCCCTTGGTACGCCGCACCCGCGTCGAGGCCATGCCCCAGCGCAGCTTCGCCATGGTGCTGTTCAGGTTGTCCTGTGGGAACAGCATGTCGCGCACCAGGCCGAACGGCATGCCCGTCTGGTCTTCCCGGTAGCCCCAGAACGGCACGTATGGGAAATGCTGGTGCGGATAGGGCGTAGGCCCATCGTGCAAACAGAAGGGTCCGATCCAGTAGGACCGACGCAGCCGCGTGACGGTCTCGCGCGACAGCGTGCCCGCGCCCGAGGCCACGGCCAGGCGGTGCTGCTGGTTGGATTCATCGAACTCGACCACGCGGCCGCCGCGCAGGCGCAGCACCAGCGCCGACACCCAGCGTCGGTACCAAAGCTCGCACAGGCTGAGCTCGTCGGTCTCCGAGCGGTACCAGGCATGCTCGCGCGGCGTCCAGGCCCGCGACACATCCAGTCCCGGCACCAGGCCCGTGGAATAACCGCCTTCGCCAAGGTAGCCACCGTATCCGCCAGGACCTGATGCCGAGTCCGCGCGCATGATCAGTTCGCGGTGCTTGGGGAATGCCGCCGCGACCCGGTCTTTGCGGATGAACCGCTCCCGAAGCAGCCAGTGTGCGTCGGACAGATCAGCTTCTTGCGCCCGGATGTCCCACCAGATTTCATTGCGGTGCACATACCGGCAGCGGTAGGGGTAGGCAAACGGATCGCTGGCCCGCGCGACCTCCACCCAGCCCAAGCCCACGCTCACCTGCGGCTTGAAGGCGTCGCTGATCGCGCGATCTGCCCGGCTGTGCCGTTCGGCCTGGTTCAGGCGGAAGTTGAGCGCATCGGCCACGTCCTGGCCGCCCGGGTCGCCGTCCGGCGTCACGCGCCAGTCGGTCCGCGTCTTGGCCTCATGGCCGCACACGGCCGTAATCGCCGGGCCGATGATGTTCTCCTTGGCCGGCGGGATGCCGAAGCGCTTCATGCGAGCGAGCAGTTCGCTGCCCAGCTGGTTGCCGTCGGCATAGTCGGCTTCCATGTCCGCCTGCCGGCGCCACGGGGGCTGCTCCAGGATGTCATCGATGATGCGGGCATATTCGTGCGGCGTCAGGGCCGCGCCCAGGTCTGCAGTGCTTGGGGGTTTTGCATAGTTCATGACAGTGCCTCACGCGCGCCAGTCCGGCGCATCCTCTTCCTCTTCGGGCTCAGCGCGCGCGCCGTACCCATCGTCATTGGGGTTGAACAGCCCGCTTTCCTTGGCCTGTGCCCACTGCCGAAGCGCGTCCGCGCCTTCCGTGCAGCCGTTGGACTTGTCGGGCTCATCGATGAATTTGTTCAGCGCCCGGCTGAATTTCTTGCTGTAGCCGCGCAGGCGCTCCAGGCCGAAGGCACAGGCTTCCCGGTCGAACCAGGCGCCGCGCAGGTGCTTACGCACCAGGTTAACGCCCGTCTGTAGCTCGGTGATGCGCGGCACCACCGTGAATTTCTGGCCAGGCATGAGGGCCTGCAGCTGCTGCTTGGTGGATCGGTTGGTGTCGCCCAGGCGCTTGTGATTCGCGTCGTGCGGCAGGAAGTGCGCGCCGAACACGTAGCCGAGGCCCTGCAGGTGGCGCACGTAGTGCCGCAGGTCTTCCTCGTGCTCCTCGTAGTAGTTGATGAAGCGATCCTCGCCGCGCAGGGACTGCATGAACCAGATGGCCGTCCCGTCCGCGCGCCCGATATCCCAGAAGGTGTAGACCGGCAGATCCAGCTCTGGCACCGAGGTGATACCGCCGCGCTTCGTGAGCGCGACCATGGCCTTGGCGTAGTACCGGCCCGCGCTCGACTGTTGGAATGCCTCGGCAGGCGTGGAGGGGTACTCCTGCCACATGCGCTCAGGCGCGCCGGGGAAGTCCGCTTCCTGGGTGGCCACATACCAGGCCCGCTGCTCCAGATCGATGGTGCACTGCATCTCGACCTCGACCTGGTCGAAATAGTCGTGCTGCTCGCGCGTGACATGGACCAGACCCGCGTCCATGCGGTAGTTGGGCTCCTGCCACCAGGCATAGAAGTGGAAGCGATAGTCGCGCGGACTCAGCTTCTTGTGCGTGTAGTGCAGGGCCTCCGCACGCTGGGACAGGTGGTAGAACTCGCCGTTGGCGCCTTCGGCCGTGCTCTCGATCACCAGGATGCCCGTGGTGGGCACGGCCGGGATGGAGCCGGTCATCACCTCCTTGGCCTTGTGCGGGAAGCGCGCCGAGATCTTGCCCAGCTCGGAGACGTGCAGCCTGTGGATGGTGCCCGAGCGCATGGAGGTGGCCACGCGCACGCTGCTGTTGTTGTGGGCGAAAAGCAGTTCCACCGCACTATCGCGTGCCAGGGGGAAGCGGTCGCGGATCTCCTCGGGCAGGTTCTCGTAGGCGTATTTCACCTTGTCCCGGAAGATGGCCTCGGCCGCCTCGCGGTCGTGCGCGATGATGCCGCAGCGCTGATCCGCATTGAACAGCGCATGGTCCAGCCACAGGATGGCGATCAGTGTGGTGAAGCCGAGCTGCCGCGCCTTCAGGATGATGTTGCGGTGCCAGAGCCGGCTGATGAACCGCTTCTGCGCGCGATTGGGCCGGAAAGGCATGGTGAAGGTGTCAGCCTCTTCCCCATCCTTGGAATCGCCCTTGACCATGATCTTGTACAGGCAGCCGGAGAACAGGCGCCATTCGGGATCGCGCAGGCACCGCTCCAGCTCCTCGGGAGTGTCCGGGAGCCGGTTCAGGGGAGCACTGTGGACGCGCGCGGCCACAGCCTCAACCCTCCTCGTCCGTCGGGTCTTGCTTCACCTGCAGCGTGGAGCCCGCGCGCGGGCCTGTGCGCTCCGGGTCATCTGCAATCGGTGCGAAGCCGTTGCCGTTCTCCTTTGAGATGCGATGCAGCAGCGCGGCCAGTGGGTCCGACTTCTGCTGGTTGTCCTTCTCGTACAGGCCCAGGTACTTCCACAGCTTCTCGGCAAATGCCTCCTTGCTGTGCATCAGGACCTGCAGCCCTTCCTTGGTGCGCTTCACGCCGGCATAGAGCTGGACTGCGGCCGGGCTCAGGGTGCGGGTGTCCTTGATGACCTCGCGCGCATATCCATCGCCAACGCATGCAGTGCACTCCGGGTGCGGCGGCCGGTGAGGATTGAAGCCGATGCCGCCCTCTTCATCGAAGTCCTCGGGCGCCTTGCCTTCAGCGCGCCATGCTTCGCGGGCATGGTTCATCTCGCTGACGGTGCGCTGGTAGCGGAAGTTCTCCCCCCAGCAATGGCGGCAGCATGCGACCTTGGTCTCGATCAGCTCACGCGCATCGGCTGTGGTGATCAGCCAGGCCTGCTGCAGCATGGCATCGGCAGTGATCTGCGTGCGCTCCTGCTGATGCTTTCGGGCTTCCGCTATCGCGGCTTGGATGTGAGGTTTTGACAGGTTCTCAGAGGCGATCTGCCGAGCTGTCTTGACGCTGTAGCCGGCCCGGATCGCCGCTTGGGTTCCATTCAGGTCCACCAGGAATTCATCGATGAATTTCGCCTCCCTCGCGGTCAGCGCCTGGGCGGCGGTGCTCTTGGTGCGGGTGGCCTTTTTTGCCGGAGCCTTCTTCGATACCGGTTTCGCGGCGGCGCGCGGAGGCTTCTTGACCGCTGGGCGCTTCGCAGGAACAGCAGAGCCTGCGGCCTTCTTGGCGGCAGCAGGTTTCTTGGGGAGAGGTTTTTTTGAAGGGTCGGGCTTGCCGGCAGGACGTTGGGCCATGACCGGGAGTGTTTCGACCGGACCCTTCTATGTCTAACCCTAGACGGGGGATCAGAGTCCAGCACTCTTCCATCGGCTGCTTCGGGAGCCTTTGGAAATGGATAGGCCTACGCAAGATGCCGACCTCATTTATTCCTGTATGCTGTCGGACACACATCAATCAATTCATGGAAAGCTAATGGCAGACTATTTGGACTGGGAGTTCATGCTGGATGGTGACACTCAAGATTTCCGAGGACTCGTCACCCAGCCGGGGACAAGATTTTTTAACCTGTACGGGGGCGTTGACCACTGGCTAGATTGCCAGAATGATGACTTCCGGATGAATACCCTCTATGCAGAAGGGGAGAACGACCCGAATGTCGTGTGGCAGGTTGGTCATGAATTGGTTAGTCTCTTTAACGGTGCCTCCATTCTTTTTCAGAAGGACTATAGAAAAGCAACAATCAACAAGCTTTACCACAAGGAAGAAGAGGTTGACTACGTCGCTCCTCAAGGGTCTACAGCACTTTTAGGACGACCAAATTGCTCGAACGAAATCTTGAGGGAGGAGCTAGCTAAAATCGAACGATCCGGGATAAAATTCCAGCTTATATACTTGGCAACGAAGCATGAAGATATCTATTACATCCTTAAGTATCTTGACATGGAAGCAGGCTGGGTAACGTATTACAAGTTGCTCGAGGCTATCGAGCACTGCGCCAATAAGAATTCCATACAATTGGTAGTTGATGAAAATAGACGCAAATCTTTTACCAACACAGCCAACAATTTCTCCCTGTCCGGCTTTGACTCTCGGCACGGATTCAAAGAATTGACGAAAAAGAATAAAACTCCCTCAATGAAAATTCATGAGGGTTATAAATTCATCACAGACTTGGCGAAACAGTATTTGAAACTGACTCACTTCAAGTGAATTTAGTGCCGCCGTGCAAATCCACAGCTCATGCTATGGTAATCGGCGGCTTCCGAGCATTCCCTATTGACGTTGCCCATAATGCAGCGACGTACTCATGGCGCAAGATGCGAAAGTAAGTCTGCCTGCCTGTGATCTTGGTGTTTTAAATTCTTCAGCGCCTTCACTTCTCTTTCCAAAGCGCGCCGCTTGGAAGCCTCCTCCAGCAGTTGGTCCTGCAACTCCGTGACGCGCGCCAGGGCGGTGTGCTCGAGAGCGATGCCAGCATAGGCCTGGCCCACCATTCCGCCCTCGGTCCTGCTGAAGTGGACAACATGTTCTCCAATCTCCAGGATGGAGCGCCCATCAGTCAGATGCGTGACGGTCACCGCCCGTGCGGGGCCGTGCTGGTGCACCGGGCGATAGCACTGCTTCACCGCAGAAATCATCCCCTCGCCGCGCAGCACCTTGATCCGGTCGTCCACCGTGGTGAGGTTCAGGCCCGTCATCTTGTGGATGCGGTCGCGCGTGGGCTCCTCGCCAGCCTCATGCAACTGGCGGATCGCTTCATAGACCTGAGTCAGCGTCGGCACGGCCTCGACCGCGCCCGTGTCCGGATTGCCGCCGGCTGTCTTGTGGATGGTGCTGGTGGTGGCTTGGTTCATGCGTTTTCACTCCAGAGAGGCAGACGTTGCGGCCATTGGCCGGATTCAAGAATCGTGTGGCGGGTGATGCGGCCCCATTCGAGGCCGTAGTCGCGGTGAGCTTCGCGGCCGCCGTCAACAAGGCGGTATTGGTCGTAAGCGACATGGCATCCCTCGATGTCGGGGCGAGTGCAGCACAGCGGGAAGCCGGTGCGGTCGTCGGTCTTGAGCGCGAAGCCCTTGCCGAGGTTGAGGTGCGCGTGCTGGGAGAACCCGCAGATGCCGCACCACATGCACGGGAGCTCGGCCACGGCGCGGCGGTAGGCCTCACATTCGAGGATTTCGGCCTTGGGCACGACCAGGCCTGAGCTGGCCGCACCCATCACCACGATGCTGGTGCACGCCAAGCCGGCAGTGGCGCGGGCGCTGTCCATGGCTCGGGCCGCGCGCTGCGCCAGGCGCTCCTCTCGGTCTTGCGCTGGTGCGACGGCGGGCCGGCGGCCGAAGCCGCGGCTGGGCCATGTGCTCCGGCTCTGGATCATCGGATGTCGCCCTCCACGTCCACCTGCACCAGGAAGCCGTGATCGCCCATCACGCATACACGCGTGGGGCCGTACTGCTCCAGGCGGCAGCAGCGGTTTTCCGACCAGACGGAGAAGCGGTAGCGCCCCAGGGCATCAGGGCCTTCGATGCGCACGCGCATTGCGGCGCCACGCCACAGGGGCGGGTGCAGGGGCGCGGCGCGCACGGGGCCGCGCTGGCCACGGCGCGGAAGGTCGGGGCGGAAATCAAGCATGTGTACCGCACTCCCCTGCGCTGGCATCGAAGTCCTGCACCTCCAGACCCAGCACGCGCGCCACAAAGCTCTCCAACCGGGCACCGCGCGACTGCTTCCAGCCCGGCAGCCGATGCACGGCATCGCAGGTGCACAGCTGCGGCAGCGCCAGGCGCATGTATCCGGCCCAGCTGCCGCACTCCGGCGCGGGGTTCTCCGCAGGGTTCTCGACGTGGTGGCCCTGGGCGCGCAGCGTGGCGGCGGCGCGGTTGAAGGCCGGGTAGTTGAACTCTGGCAGGCCTGTCATGGGGCCGGCGATGTAGATCCGCTTCATGGCCGGGCCCTCCGGAAGGACCACGCGATCATTGCGGCGTCACGCTGGTGCTGATTGCTGCGGCCGGCCCAGCCGGTCAGGCGGCTGAAGGTGGCGGCGTCGATCTTGGCGCCGTGGGCGCCGCCGGCCTTCGCGCTGGGCGGCATGCCGTGGCATGGGATGCCCAGCGCCGCGCATAGGCCAACAATCAGCTTGCACCAGGCGTCGATCTCGCCGACGTTACGGGCGATCTTCTTGCGGGCGCCGTCGCTGCCCTTGGCCGTCCAGGTGCGGCGCGCGGCGCGGCTGTCCTCGAAGATGACCAGCGTGGGCCGGCGCTCCTGCAGCACCAGGGCGATCTGCGCCGGCTCGATTTCCTCCAGCGCTTGCAGCTGGCCGTCCACGATCCAGGCCAGGCCCGTGTGCTTGCCCGGGTCCATACCCAGCACCGTGATCGGGCCTTGGTGGCCAGCAGGCACCGTCACGCGCGGGGCGGCGGGCGCCACGCGAGCGCCCGCAACTGCTGCACCACCTGCTGCTCGATGTCCACGAACAGCCGGGACTCGTCCCTGTCCAGCTCCCTGGCCCTGGCCTTGACGTACTCCCACCAACCGGGTTGCTGGGCCAGCTTGACGAGGTGCGCTACGGCTGCCTCGCTGAGATTGATTTTGTGTTGCTGCCATTGGTGTTCAGACGACGATGAATTCATGGGTGTCGCTGCCGTGGCTGTTGACCAGCAGCTCGCGCAGGCGGCGTTCGGTGGCGCGGTGCGCTCGGATAAAGGTGCGGGCCGGGATTACCTCCAGCACCTGGCCGTAGGCGTCGCCGAACTCGACCAGGTGGCCCAGCTGCACAGCGTTCAGGCGCATCTCCTGACCATGGCCGTGCTTGCGACCAAGATCCACGAAGGCGGCCACCGCATCAGCAAACAGGCTCTGGGCCTCGGGCTCGGTGAAGACGCCCATGCCCAGCAGCGTTTCGGACAGGTTCGCGGCGTCGGCCAGGTCGCGCCAGTGCTGCACCGTGGGAGCGGCGTAGCCCACGGCATGCACGGCGGCCTGGACTGCAGCAGCCAGGGGCTCGCGCTTACGCTGGTGCAACGGCTGCCGCTCGCTGGCCGACAGCTCCTGTGCCAGCGTGTAGGTGTAGGGCAGCGTCAGGTAGTCGCGGCTCACGGAGCAATGGATAGCGCTCATGGCTGGCTCCCCTGCTGGTGCTGCGCCACAGCGGCGGCAGTGCGGCGCTTGGCCCGCCCCAGGCGCATGCGGTCTGCGCGTGCCTGCACTTGCACGGGCGTGAAGCGCGAGGCCTTGAGCGCGAAGGCTTCGCGCAGGGTGGCCAGCTTGGACAGCACCTCGCGCTTCGGGCCGCTGGGCATGGACTCGGGCGCCGGCAGCGCAAGTGCTGCGCGCGGGGCCGGCAGTTGCAGCTGCTCGCGCAGGTCGTCGGTCAGGCCATCCATACCGCCCGGCAGCCGGCCTGCCGTGATGGCTTCCTGCACGGCGCGGGTGCGCGCTTCGGGGTCGTGGCCCAGGCTGACCTGCACCACCGGGCGGCGGCGCAGCGCGCGGGCCTCGCCCGTGATCCGGCCGTAGGCCTCGATGAATGCCTGCCGGGCCCCGAACTTGTCGCCGGCACTGAGCAGCGGCGCGGCCACGGCCCAGGCCTCGGCAATCTCGTCGGTCCACACCACGGTGGCCTGCTGGTCAGCACTGGTCAGCGCCAGGCCATAAGCTTCGGCGGGCAGCATGCGGCCCATGGCGTGGTCCACGTACTGCAGCACGGTGCCGGTCAGGATCGGGCCGCGGTGCTCGGCGCGGATCCGGGCCAGGGCCAGACGTAGCACCGGTTTCTCGATGTGGGCGAGGTCTTCAGCCAGCAGCAGCAGGGCTGCAGTTCGGACCTGCTGGCCGCTCAGCTCCATCGTGGCGCCCAGCTCTTCCAGCAGCCAGTCGGTGTCGTGGTCGTCACGCATTGCCGCCCTCCCCGTTGCCCCGGCCGCCGCGCTGGCGCAGCAGCCGCTTAGCCGCCTCGATGGCGTCGAAGTTGGCGCTCGTCTTGTCGGCCGCCTGCGCTGCCGTGCCGGTCACGGCCTGGCCACGAGCCCACTGGGTGCGGAAGCTCTCGGCCTGGTTCACCAGCACGCCGACGCCGTGTGAGTTCTTCACCACGAATGCCTCGTTCACGCTGGCCACGTACCAAGCCGCCACCAGCGGTGCCTCCTCGAAGCCCAGGCGCTTGACCAGCGTCTTCACGTTGGCGTTCACCACCTGGTTGCGCACCGGCTTGACGCCGTACCGCTGCTCGTAGGCCAGGCTGTACGCTGCCCAGGTGAGCTTGCAGGCTGCCTGCAGGGCTGTCTCGCCGTCGCCTGGTTCGCCGCCAACCCCATCGCGGCCCGGCGGCGCAGCCGGCGGGGATGGTTCTTTGGCGGTTCCTTTACGGTTCCTATTACGGTTCAATGATGATTTGGGTGCGCCATCTGCACCCCTGGGGTGCGCCATCTGCGGGGGTTGAGGTGCGCCATTTGCACCCCCTGGTGCGCCGGCTGCGGGGGGTGGTGCGCCGTCTGCACCCGGTGCGCCATTTGCGGGGGGTGCGCCATTTGCACCCGGTGCGGCATCTGCACCCGTGCCGCGTTTACGCTTCGCGGGCGCTGCAGCCGGGTTGAAGTTGGCTGGCGTGATGGTGTAGCTGGTGCTCGAGTTGATGCGGTACTCGCGGTACACCACGCCCACGGTCTGCAACCAGGCGATGGCATCCTGCACCGCGCGCTCGGACAGGCATGTGCGCTTCGCAATCGTCGCAACGCCGGGCCAGCACACGCCGTCATCATTGGCCTGGTCGGCCAGGGAAATCAGCACAGCCTTCTGCGCCGGGGACATTGCCAGCGGCCAGCAGGCCGCCATGATCATCGTGCTCATTGCTGCGCGCCCCCCTGCGCCAGGCGGGCCTGGTGCTGGCCCCACAGGCCGGCCACCCAGTTCACGCCCTTGGGGGTGAACTTCGTCGCGTTGAAGGCATGCTCGTTGGCCTGGGCCACGCCTGTCTTCACGACAAAGCGGCCGGCATCGATGTGACACTGGTGCGCGGTCCACTCGCCGCCCAGGCGGTACATGATCTTTTCGTCCTGCAGCCAGGCCCGGAATGCGTGCTCGTTCGCGCCCAGCAGCTTGGCCACCTGACGGAAGCCCTTCGCGCCGTTGGCGGCCACGTAGCGGTCCACGTATTCAGCCTTGGGCGCGGCCAGTGCCAGGGCGGCCTGCTGCTGCTCGATCTGCTCGGCCTGTTCAGCGGCCAGGCGCAGCGCCTGAGACATCGTGCGCGGAACGGCTGGAGCGGCCTGGACCTCCAGCTCCTGCCACCGCTTCACCACCTTCATGCGCGCCACGGCGTCGTAGCCCAGCAGCAGGGTCAGGCAGGTGTCGCGGTCCAGTTCGTACTGCGGGTAGCGCTGGCCGTTGGCACCCGCGTAAGTCGTTGTTTCGCAAGCAGGATTCAAATTTGAAGCCTGCAGGTCGTCCAGCATCGTGCGGATGTCGCGCATCACGTTGCCATGGTCGCGGCCCGTCAGCTCGGCGATTTCGCGGCTGCTCATGGTCAGCACGGCGGAAGAAATTGCGGTGATCGCGTTCATTGCCCGGGCCCCCAGAATTTCCGGGCCGGAAATGGGCCTGTCAAATGCTCACGCAGGTCCATAGCATCAGCGTCATGCAACGCTTTTTCCGCAACCATCAACGTGTAAGTCTTCTCGTGGACCAGCAGGTAAATGCAGTCCCGCTGGCAGGCCGACGAGTTCTGTTTGCGCATGGCCGCTCGACGCCTGAAAAGCTCCGCAGTGCCACTGTCAACCCACGTCTTCATGCAGGTGTCCAGAGCCCCATTCGGCCCAGCGATGCCACGGGCAAACATCACGCCGCCACCTTCAGCCTCGTCCAACCGGGCCTGGACATGCGTCAGCACGCGCTCTGCTTCCTCAGGGGCCAGCCCCTTCAGTGCCTTGATGATTCGTTCCGCCGCGTCAATCTCCGCGCGGCTCAGTACTTGGGGGGCGTCACGCATGCGGACTCACTCCTCGGCTTGATTTTTCAAAGGGGTGCCCGCCACCTCCCGGGGCAGAATGGAAGTTCCTACACAACCATTTCCAGGAGGGGCGGACATGAAACTGGAGAACACGGAATTGCTTGTCGCCGCGCAGGTGTTGGACCTGGCTGCTGCGAACCGCCAGACGGCCTGGGCGAGGTACGCCAGGGAGAACGACTTGCCCGCACAGGCCTCACCCCAGGAACGGAAAGCCTGGAGGGAAGAGCACCCGGTGTCGGAGTTCGTGCCTGGGGCGCTTGCTGCTCTACAAGCCGTCGCGATGCAGATACGCGAACTCACGGCAGCCTCCAATCGGGATCCGGCGAAGGGCTGACGGTCAGCGCCAAGGCGGTGATCGACTGCTGGGCAGCCACTGTGGCCTGCTGCGACATCAGCCTTTTCATGTCGGCGTGCAGATTCAGGCTGGCCTTGTGCCAAGCCTCCATGCGACGCTCCTGGCGGACGCGGTGCAAGCGCTTCTGGAACGGCAGTGGGCCCGGCCGCTTGGACTTGCGGGGGCTATGCATGACCCGGCTCCTGGGCGGCGGGCTGCGCAAGCTCGGGCAGCGGATCTCGCCCATAGACCTGGTCCAAGGTCACGGACAGGCCGCGCCCGAGCGCGAAATCGATCAGCCTCAGGGCAACGTGCACAGGCATGGACTGCAGCCCGGACTCGTAGTTGGCGATGTTTCCTTGGCTGCATTCGATTCCAACGCCAAGCTCTTTTTGGGTCACACCCAGGAGCGACCGTATGGGTTTGAGTGTCTGCATGACATTCATTATCAGCGGCGCTGGTTCTTGCGTCAACCAGCGCCGCTGATCATAAATAATCAGCGCGCCTGATACTAAAGACATGAGTAGCAAGAAAGCCATCGTCACGGACGAGCACCGCGAAGAGGCGCGTGCCCTGCGTGAAATCTGGAACAGGGTCAAGCCCAGAAACCAGAAGGAATTCGGCGCGGAGTTTGGGATCGGCGGGCAGACTGCTGTCAGCAACTTCCTGAGCGGCACATCCGCCCTCAGTCTGAAGGCAGCCGCAGGATTTGCCGCTGGTCTAGGCTGTCGCATTGAGGATTTCAGCCCGCGACTGGCAGCCCCTGCGGCCCAAATCGCAGAGCTGACCCCGCCGCCCCCACCCTCCAGCGACGAATACACGTCAGTGCGATACGCCAATGTCCGCTTTGCAAACGGCACTGGCAAGGTGGCCTACGTCGCTGCCGACAAACCTGCCCTCGTGTTCCGGACCGATTTTTTGAAGAAGGCTGGCGTCTCTCAGGCAAATGCTGTGGTCGTGGATGCGACAGGCCACAGCAACGAACCAAAAATCCCAGACGGGTCGATCGTCCTGGTAAACCGTGGGGACAAGGAGCGGCTGAACGGTGACTTCTATGCCTTCCGTGCCGACGGTGAGCTGCTCATCAAGCGTCTTCAGGATGTCCCTGGGGCCGGCGTCTTGGCGATAGCCGACAACCCCAGCTTCAAGCCCAAGCAAATCATGTACCGAGAAGGTGATGATTTCGAAGTAATTGGCCGCGCCGTATGGGCAGGAATCATGCTCTGACGCGACTGCAACTCATCTTCCCAACGTCAAAAAAGACCCGCCTTGTGCGGGTTTTTTTACGGCCATTCGCCGATGGCACCAGCGCGCACGAAACAAAAATCAGCGGCGCTGGTTGACACACAAACCAGCGGCGCTGATAATAAATCTCAGCATCCCAGCCACCGCACATCGCGGACCGGTTGGGAAGTTGGGCACCACGGCATCGACCGGGATGGCCCCGGTCTTTAACAAGAGAGCCTGAGTACAGATTGGTTGAGGCGGCCGCTGACGGCGCGTGAGAAGTTCAGCGGGAAGCGGGGTGGATAGCTCCAGCCCGCCCCACTCGGGCACATCATCAGTAGCAGAAAGATGTAGCCGATGGCTTGGAGGCACTTGGCCACGTCGATCTTGATGCTCACACGCACAGAAGTCTTCATTTGGATTGCTCCGGTGAAGACCCGTGGCCACGGGTCAAGAACCCGCTTTGCACTTATTACGCGCCCTTGCTGGCGCGGCCAGTTGCTTACCGCGAATGGGCTTCTGGCATCGGCTTGGTGAAAGGGGGCGATGCTCTTGTCGCCGAGCAGGCGGGACATCCATCCCATACCACCCAAAGTCACCGTACCTGTAAGCGCCTTGCTAAGGCGCAGTGGGAGTTAGCGGCTCCCACAGCAAGTATCTCAGATGGCCGCCTCATCCAATCTGCACTCAGCTCTCGCACTGCACGCCGATGTTGCTTGCCCCACGAGCGGGGCATTCGTCCGGCGCAATGGCGCTCCTGGGCATGGGCCAGGTGAGCGCGCCGCGTCTCCGCGCGGTTGCCAGTCCGTCAAAGCACGGTTCACGGCATAGGGAAGGAACTGCGGGCGGGATGCCCTGTAGAGAGTAGGCGGGAGGCAGTGAAGGGTGTGCGCCAGCGCATCTGGAGCCGACGATGGAACACCGCCCGGGCATTCCGGTGACGAACGCAGTGAGATGACACCACGGAGCAAATAAACGGTGCGGCATGTTGATGCCGCGCAGCTGCTACCAGATGCAGCACGCCCTCCCCGAGCGCATCGGGGCGAAACAAAAGAGGCTCTCGTTGGGGGACGCGTTTAGTGCATGTGTTACAAACTGCCCATCCAAGAAGGGAGAGACCATGTTCAAAAGCCAGCAGACACTGGCCGCCATTGCCCTGGCATTCGCTGCAGTAGGCCCTGCATCGGCGCAGGTGAAATGCACAATGCCAAATCAGAAAGTCATCACGCTTCAGACGGCCAGCAAATGTCCGGCGGATGCCTTGAAAGCAGAGACGCTGGATGGCAAGGACATCACGCCACCGCAAAGCGAACGTCGTACCCCGACACCAAAGCCGACCACCACAGCCGCTCCACCGCCGACGCCCAAGCCTATCGAAAACCATATCGTGAGACCCAGGCGGGAGGAGTACGTTGAGCCATTCGATGTTGCACGCAACATCTGCAAGGTTGTCAAAGATCACAAGGCAGGCATTTGCAGCATCAGTCAAGCAAACAGGGTCGAAAACACCCCTTACATTCGTGTCACCACCGACGGCACAGCTGACGAGTTACGCAAGCTATGCCAGATGCTCGCAAAATCTGCCCACGAATCGAGTAAAGGCAGTATGCGTGATCACTTTTGGTATGTGAGGGTGTATTCACGGCATGATTTCTTCACACCAGTGGACACTTGCAGGATTCAGTAGCTAGCTGCCGTGCCTGCTGCACGGGAAGTACGCAGTCGGCGGCCCCAGGAATCCATCTAGCCCCCTCGAAAGCAGCGGGGAGGTCAACAATACTCTGATCATGGATCGCAGAGGGCTTACCAATCACGGAAGGTTAAGCCCTGCAAATTTTACCTCTTGTACACGATTGCGAAAGCGTGTGCCGGGCATACTGACCTGAACAGTTTCTCGCCGAGCCTGGGCTTCCTCCTCCCTCCCTCTCTAATTCCCAGGCACGCCTTCAAGGCATCGGCACTTTCCAGCAAGGCCCTGCAGCTTCACCAGTTGCAGGGCCTTTTGTTTTTTGGCCCGCGCGGCCGCAATCTGGAGCCCCCATGGAAATCAAGATCGAATTGGACCTGCCCGCAATCGTCGCCCAGGCCGTCAGCGCCGAGCGCATCCAACCCATCGTAGACAAGGCCATCGCGGAAGCGGTCAAGGATGCAATCAGCGATGCCACCGGCTATCGGAGCAAGTTCCGTGAAGCCATGAAAGAGCAGCTCAGCGACGCCATGCCGCATGGCCTGCGGATCGATGACGTTGCCAAGTTCCAGCAGGTGCTCAATGCAGCAGTTTCCAGCGCGGTGCAGGGGGAAAACGCGAAAGCCGTGCAGACGGCCATCACGTCTGCAGTGGGCAGCTTCATGCCAGATCTTCCCGCACGCATCAAGCTCTCGGTTTTGCTGCAGCAGGCGCGTATCGGATTCCTCAAGGAATCCCACGAAGCCTTCTATGCCGAACTCGAAATGAGCGAGTACAGCGGCGGTGGCGGATGGCTTTATTTGGACGGCGAAGAATCCACACGCGGAAAGCACTCTGCCTCCATGCGACTCGCCTTCACCAAGGAAGGTCAAGTCTATTCGCTCACGCTGAACGACAAGGTGGTCACCCCTATGAGCCTGCCAAACGCAGTCGGTGAATTTGAGGCCATGCTTCTTGCTCTTTATGTCGGCCGCACAAGCCTGGAAATCGATATGCATGAGCACGACGTCAAGTCCGCCGCCAGCGAGCAATACGACTGAGTCAATGTTTCGTGGGGGCCGCTTTGTGCGGCATTTGGCCGCTCTGCAGCGATGTGGAGCGGCCTCTTTTTTGGAATTCACCATGAGATCCAGATTCAACCGCCTGCGCGGCGAACGCGGCCGCGTCGCGTATGAGCCGCAGACCTATGCCGACTGGCGTGAAGAAGAACGCCTCATCGCCGAGCAGGAAGCCCAGCGCCTGCAGCGGCAAGCAGCCGCAACCCCGATCCCGCCCTCTGGCGGGATTGCTGTTCCTGGAGAGCCCAAATGCAACGAGTGATCCCATCCGAGCCCTTCAATCCTGACCCCGACGCTCGCTTTCTGCGCACTGCCTCCCGCCCTGACCCTGTGGCCGAGCCGGACCCGGTGCCCACGCCCGGCGGCTGGCTGCTGCTGTGCCTGGCATTGCTGGTGGCCTTGGTGCTCAGCGCATGCGCGGATGCAGGTGCGGCCCAGGATCCCGTGGCCAGCGCAACGGACGAGCAGCGCGCGCACAGCGCTGCCCAGGCCTGCCCGCCCGGTCACGCAGTCGTGTGGACCGGCCCGCAAACCATGGAATACCTGCGCGAGCTGCCATGACCAAGCTTCTCGGATTTTTCCTCTGGTCTGCCGTCTCGGCCTTCTGCATCGCCGCTGCGGCAACCATGGCCGACACCCCCCTCTTCTGAACCTGGAGCACCAGCTCATGAGCCATTCCACGGACCCCATCGAAGGCGCGCGCGTCACCCGCGAAATCACTTCCAACCACCTCGCCCATGCAATGACGCATGTGGCCGAGCCCATCATCGAAATTCTGAGCGCCTATGGCCAGCGCAATGGCAACGCGTTCGCAGTCTATGGCGGCCTGTATGCCATGGGCTGCGCCCTGGCCAGCATCGGCACGAGCCTGGAGCCCGGCGTGGATCTGCGTCAGCAGCTCGAACCGATGCTCGCCGGCTACCAGGCGATGCGCGAGTCCCAGCTCAAGGCACAGGCCCACTGATCGCCACGCCGAATCCCGAGAAGCTCAACCTCTCGCAGATCTGCGCCGCCTTCGCGCCTGTGCTCCAGCTCAGCGCCGCCAACCTCGTCGCCCTGGGCGTGCACTTCGAGAAGGACCGCAGCGCAGTGCTGATGAACGCCCGCGACCTGCCCCGCCTGGCCGACGCCCTGATCGACCAGCTCTACCTGAAGCGCGAGGAATTCCTGACCGGGCCTGCGCCGCGCGCGCCAGCCATCCCTGCTCCCGCCATCCAGTACCTACCTGCCGACGACACCGAAGGCGGCGCCCTGTAACCCACCGTTTGGAGAACCCCATGTCGCAAACACCGGCAGATCTCTACGCGCAAGAAATGATCATGCGTGCCAAGGTCAAGGTCAAGGCCAAGGCCACCGAGGCCGCCGCGCTGCGCGTTGAAGCAAAGGCCGAGAAACGCGCCGTCGAAGCCTACAACCTGCGGGCACGCGCGAAAGCACTTTCGGCCGAGGCGGCCCAGTTGCGCAACGAGGCCAAACTCGTTCACAGGGAAGCCGTGAAGGGCATTGGGGTTCAGGCCGAACAGATGGTGAAGCGCATGCCAACCGAGTTCGGTGGCTGGGGGATTCTCAAGACCCGCGCCTATACCAAGCTGCTGGACCTGCTCGTCTCCCAAGCGAAGCGCGTGCAGCCCAACCTGGCACTGGCCACCCAGGCCCACACCCTCCTGCTGGGCCACGCGGCTTGGTCCGACGCAGAAGCCAACCGCCTGGGCTGCCTGCCCAAGAACCCTAAATCCCTGGCCTGAACACCATGCTCAAGAACCTGATCATTTACCGAATCGCCGATTCCTGGTCTCCTGACCTGCAGGCCGTCGAGGCCGCCCTGGCCAAGTCGCCCTTTGCTGAGTGCGGCGCCACGCAGGAGCGCAACGCCGGCTGGGTGCCGCCGCGCGGCGAGCCCCATGGCCCGCTGGCCGAGTCCGTGGCCAATCAGTGGGTGATGCGCTTCATGACCGAGGCCAAGATGCT